TCGAGCTCAAGATCGATGGCAAGATCCAGAGCGCCAAGGGCAACTTCACCTACAACCTCGGCCGCCCCCTGCGCGAGTCCGTGATCGGTGCCGACACCGTCCACGGCTACAAGGAAACCCCGCAGGCGGCCTTCATCGAGGGCGAAATCACCGACCGCGAGGACCTGAGCCTCGAGGAGCTGGTCACCACCACGGACGCAACGGTCTACCTGCGCCTGGCCAACGGCAAGGTGATCGTCCTGCGCAACGCGTGGTTCGCGGGCGAGGGCACCGGCAACACCGAGGAGGGCAATATCGCCGTCCGTTTCGAAGGCATGAGCGGCGAGGAGGTCGCGTAAGCCATGGCAAAGTCTTTCACGTACAAGCTCAAGACCCCGATCGAGATGGGCAGCGAGACCATCACCGAGATCCAGATCGGCCAGATCAAGGGCAAGCACATGCGCTCGCTGCCCGCCGACCCCAAGCTGTTCAACATGGGCGTCATGATGGACCTCGCCAGCAAGATCACCGCCCAGCCCGGCGCGGTGCTCGATGAGATGGATTCCGAGGACCTGATGGAGGTCCTCGGCATCGTGGGGGAGCGGCTGGGCGCTGGCCAGAAGATTGGCGAGGCATCCTGACGCTACTGGCCGGCGTCTTTCACTTCCAGCCGGACAAGCTGGAACGGATGACCATCGATGATCTGATGTTCTGGTTCCAGCGGGCCGAGGAGTGGTGCGAGTGGCAGCAAAAGAGTTCCCCCTAAGCGTAGTCATTCGGGCCATCGATCGCGTAACCGCGCCGATGCGCGGCATCCAGAATGCCGTGCGTCGGTTCGACCAGCGGATCGGCGCCAGCGCACGCGGCCTCAGCGACAAGCTGGGGCTGCCGGCCATGACCGCGGCCACCCAGCGCCTTGGCACCGCTATGGGCGACCTTGGCGCGCGCGCAGGCCGCGTGCTGACCGTCATCGGCGCCATCGGCGCAGGCCTCATCGGCCTCGGCGTGTTCGCGGGCAAGAGCTTGATCGATACCGCATCGACGTTCGAGAAGTACCAGACGGTGCTGGAGACGATCGAGGGCAGCCAGGCCAAGGCCGCCAAGTCGATCCAGTGGGTGTCCGACTTCGCCGCCAAGACGCCCTACGAGCTGGACGAGGTCATGGACAGCTTCGTCAAGCTGCGGGCCTACGGCATCGACCCGACCAACGGCACGCTGCGGGTACTGGGTGACACCTCGGCGGCCATGGGTAAGCCGCTGATGCAGGCCGTGGAGGCCATCGCCGACGCGATGACCGGTGAGAACGAGCGCCTCAAGGAATTCGGCATCCGCGCCAGCAAGGCGGGCAACAAGATCGTCTACGAGTACAGCAAGGACGGCAAAACGCTGCGCAAGGTTGCCGACGCCAGCAACCGCGCCATGATCCAGGCCACGCTGATGGCGATCTGGAACGATCGCTACGACGGCGCCATGGACAAGCTGTCGGGCACCTGGGGCGGCATGATGTCGAACCTGTCCGATCAGTGGCAGCGGTTCAAGCTGATGATCATGCAGAGCGGGCCGTTCGAGCAGCTGCGCAAGCGGCTGGCCGGCCTGCTGGAACGCATCGACGCCATGGCGAAGTCGGGCGAGCTGCAGCGGCTGGCTGAGACCATCGGCACCTGGCTCGTGGACAAGTTCGACAAGCTTTGGGCGGCCGGCGTGAAGCTGGTCGAGAACTGGGACGAGATCAAAGCGAGCGTGGCTCCGTTCACCAGCGCGATCGGGTTCCTGGTCGACAAGTTCGGCGCGACCACCGTCATCGTCACCACGGTCGCCGGCCTGCTGGTCGTAACCCTGGTGCCCGCGATCTACACCACCGCCACCGCCTTCTACGCGCTGGGCGTTGCGATCCTGACCACGCCAGTCGGCTGGATCGCGGCAGGCATCGCCGCTATTTCCGCAGCGATCCTCTACTTCGGCCTGCAGGTCGAGGACGGCCAGGTAAAGCTCACCAAGTTCGGCAAGGTTTTCATGTGGCTGGTCGAGCACGGCAACCTGCTGCTGATCTGGATCGCTCTCTGGAAGCACGTATCGGCGACGATCGAGGAGGCCAAGCGGGTATTCAGCGAGCTGTGGGAGAACATCAAGACCGGATTCGGCAACGCCATGCAGTCGCTGCGCGACTTCGCCGGCAGCCTGTCGAGTATGATTCCGGACTGGGCGAAGAACCTTTTCGGCGGCGGCAAGGCATCGCTGAACGTCACCGGCGGGCAGGCCCCGGCAGCACTGGCGGCGCCTGCAAAGGCTGCTGCCGTGGGCGCCGCACCGGTCGGTGCAGCCGCAGCCGGAGCCAAGGCCGCAGGCGCGCAGCAGGGCAACGTCCGCGTCCAGGTGGATATGAACGGCCTGCCGCCAGGCGCCCGCGTCACCACCCAGGAGAGCGGGAATCCGCAGTTTGAACTGAACCAGGGCTACGCCTTCGGGAGCTGATTGATGAGCTGGTTGGACAGCTATCGCACCGCGTCCTACCGCGGCATCGAATTCAAGGTTGAGGGGCACGACGCCGGCTTCGGCCGGCGCCAGGTCACGCACGAGTTTCCGGGCCGGGACAAGCCATTCACCGAGGACCTGGGCCGGCGTGCGCGCGAGTTCAGCGTCGACGCCTACGTGCTCGGCGACGACTACGCGACCGACCGCGACCGCCTGATCGCGGCCTCTGAGGCCGTCGGTGTCGGCGAGCTGGTGCACCCCTACCTGGGCAACATGCAGGTCGAGTGCACCGGCCTGCGCGTGCGTGAAACCAGCCGCGACGGCCGCATCTGCTACCTGCAGCTCACGTTTGTTGAGGCCGGCGAGCCGGCCTTCCCGTCGAGCGAGGCGGATCTGGTGAAGAACATCACCAGCGCTGCCAACGACGCCATGGAGGCCGCTCGCGGCGGCTTCCTGGGCAAGTTCTCGGTGGATGGGTTCCCGTCCTTCGTTGTCGATGCGGCGGCTGGCAAACTGGGAGGCCTGTCCGACCTGATGTCGAACCTGCCGATCAACCCAATGGCAGCTGCGCAGTCTGTGGCCGACTTCTCCCTCAAGGTGAGGGCACTCAAGACCCAGGCCCTGCGCCTGGTCAACGCTCCGCGTGAGATGGCCAACTCGATCCTTGGCATCATGAGCAGCGTGCGTGAAGTGTTTGGCGGCCGCTCGAACAAGGTGCTGCGTACCGTGCGGCAAGCATACGAGGCTCCCTACACCAGCCCGACAAATACGGCGAACCGGAGACAGCAGAAGGCCAACGACGAGGCATTCTCGGCGCTGATCCGCCAGGCGGCCACGGCCGAGCAGGCGAAGGAAGCCGCTGTAAAGGCCAGCGAGAGCGTCGCTGCCGTGGCCGCTGCGCGCGCGGACGAGGCCAACGGAACTACTCCAGCCGCCGATGATACTCCGGGCGTAGAGGGTCTCTATCAGTCGCGCGATGAGGCCGTCGCCGCGCGAGATGAGATCACCGAATCGCTCGATACCGAGATGGAGGATCCCGGCACGGATCCGGTGGCCTTCCAGGCCTTCGCCAAACTGCGCACAGAGGTGGTGAAGGGTGTCCCGGCGCCGGCTCTGCGGCTGCCCAGCATGGCCGAGGTAACGCCTCCGTCCACCCTGCCATCGCTGGTGGTCTCCTACGACTTCTACGAGGATGCGGGCCGTTCGGTTGAGATCGCCAAGCGCAACAAGGCGCCGCACCCGGGTTTCCTGCAGGGCGGCAAGCCGCTCGAGGTGGTGGCTGATGCCTGATGACGTTGTGCAGCTGCTCGTTGACGGCCGGATCTATGGCGGCTGGACCAGCGCAGGCGTAACGCGCGCGATGGATGCCGCGAGCGGCACCTTCAACCTGTCCGTTACCGATCGATGGTCGGCCAATTCGCAGCCGTGGCGCATCGTTCCCGGCAACGAGTGCGAGATCCGCATCGGCAGCGACACGGTAATCACCGGCTACGTGGACCTGGTGCGTCCAGGATTCTCCGCGACCGACCATTCCATCGAGGTCCAGGGCCGCGACCGTTCGGCCGATATGATCGACTGCTCGGCGGTCCACAAGCCGGATCAGTGGAAAAAGGTGACGCTGCTGCAGCTGGCCGAAACGCTGGCCAAGCCGTTCGGTGTCAAGGTGAAGGCCGAGACCGACATTGGCGCCGTGCTGGACCTGGTGAAGCTGCAGCAGGGCGAGACCGCACTCGAGGCGCTGAATCGGCACGCCAAGATGCGCAAAGTCCTGGTGATGCCCGACGGCAAGGGCGGCATCCTGCTGACGCGCACCGGCGCCAAGCGCGCCGCCACCAACCTGGTGCAGGGCCAGAACATCCTGTCCGCCAGCGGCACGCTGGATTGGTCCGAGCGATACTCCGACTACATCGTGAAGGGCCAGTCCGGTTTCAGCGTGGACACCGATAGCGAGGTCGAGGCGCACGCGATCGGCGAGGCCAAGGACGAGGGTGTCACGCGATACCGCCCGCTGCTGGTGGTCAACGACACCGAGGCCAGCGTCTCCAGTGCCAAGGAACGCGCGGCGTGGGAGGCCAACACCCGCATCGGCAAATCCGGACAGGCCACCATCACGGTGCAGGGTTGGCGGCAGACGCCGGGCGGGGCGCTGTGGGAGCCGAACATGCTGGTGCACGTCATCTCGCCCTGGCTGGGCGTGGAGGGCGAGCTGCTGATCCGCCAGGTCACGTTCAACCGGAGCGGAAGCGGCACCACCACCCAACTGGATGTGGTCAGTCCGCAGGCCTACGAGGCGGAGCCGCCGGACGGAAAGCAGAAGTCCAAGAAGAAGAAGTCCAACGGGAAAAGCAGCTCGGGCGCCTGGGGCGAGGGCGTCGGCGAGGATGTACGCGATTGGATGACCAAGATCGGGGGATCGAGTGGCAAATAACGTGACGGAACGAGGCCTGCGTGCAGCCCTGCGGCCGCTGCAGGACAAACTCGCCATGATGGCGGCCAAGGCCGTTGTTCGGCTGGTCGGAGACACCCAGGGCCGGCAGACGCTGCAGGTGGAGATCCTCAAGGACGAGGTGCGCGACGGGGTGGAGCGCGCGCAGAACTACGGGTTCACCTCGCACCCGCTGCCGGGCTGCGACGCGGTAATCGTCTGCGCCGGCGGATCTCGCGAGCGGTCGATCGCGGTGGTGGTCGATGACCGCCGGTACCGGCTCCAGCTGCAGCCAGGCGAGGTCGCCCTGTACGATGACCTCGGGAATGCCGTGAAGCTCTTGCGCGATATGGTGAAAATCGAGGCTGTTCAGCACCTCGAGGCGACGGCGCCCACCACAAAGATCGTGTCCGAGGTTACCATTGAGGGTAGCCTGACCGTGAACGGACCGTCGACGCTGACCGGCGACATCACCAGCACCGGCACGATCACGAACAACGGCAAGGCGATCGACAGCACCCACACCCACACCGGCGTCCAGCCGGGCGGCGGATCCACCGGAGTCCCGAACTGATGTCGGATATCGCGCTCAAATTCTCGGACCTCGGCGGCGGCGACCTGCTGCTGGCCGGCCAGGACTTGGCGCAAGACGACGGCCTGGAAAGTGCGGTGCTGGTGTCGCTGTTCACCGATCGCCGCGCCTCCCTGGACCAGCTGCGGCCAGGTGATAACCGAAACGACCTGCGCGGCTGGTGGGGCGACTACAACCCCGCCGCGGAGGGCGATCGCACCGGATCGCACCTGTGGCTGCTGGCCCGCGAAAAGCAGACCCGGGAAACCCTCGCTAGGGCCCGCCAGTACGCCGAGCAGGCGATGGCTTGGATGGTCGAGGACAAGGTCGCGCGGCGGATCGACGTGGCCACCGAATACGTCCGGATGGGCGTGATCGGTATCGCCATTGATATCTACCGCCCGGACGGCGCCCGGCAGTCCTACCGATACGACTATGAATGGGCGGCCCAGGCCGCAAAGCGAGCGAGCTGATGGCGTTCCCGCGCCCAACCCTTACCGAGATCATCGATCGAGTCCTGGCCGACCTGTCGAGCCGCGTTGTCGGCGTCGACGGGGCTGTGCTCCGGCGCTCAGTGCTTGGCGTGCTCGGCCGGGCTATGGCCGGCTCCTCGCACGAGCTGCATGGTCGCCTGGACTACATCGCGCGCCAGGTCATCATCGACACTGCCGACGCTGAGTACCTGGAGCGCTGGGCCAGCGTGTGGGGCGTCCGCCGCAAGGCCGCAGAATTCGCGGTGGGGCTGGTGCGATTCACTGGCTCCCCGGGTTCCACCATCCCGCAGGGCACGATCGTGCAGCGGCAGGACAGCGCGCAGTTCTACACGACCGCCGAGGGCAAGATCGATCCGGCCGGCACGGTCGACGTCCAAGTTATGGCCGACGCGGCCGGCGCCGCAGGGAATACCGCCGCAGGCGTCTCCATGACGCTTACCCAGCCGGTTACCGGGGTTCAGGCGCAGGCCTCCACCGTGGCGCCAGGAATCTCCGCAGGCAGCGACTCCGAGGACGATGAAGCACTGCGATCGCGCCTGCTGAACCGGATACAGGAGCCGCCGCAGGGCGGCTCTGCAGCGGACTACGTGAACTGGGCGCTCGAGGTCCCGGGGGTCACGCGAGCCTGGGTCTACCCCCTAGAGATGGGCCTCGGCACGGTCACCGTGCGGTTCGTCCGCGACGATGATGAGGACATCATCCCCGATGCCACCGAGGTGGCTGCGGTGGCCACGCACATCGAGGCGCTGCGGCCAGTGACTGCTCGCCTGTTCGTGGTTGCCCCGATCGCCAAGCCACTCGACATGACCATCAAAATCGCCCCGAACAGTGATGCTGTGCGCCAGGCGGTGGAGTCGGAGATCCGTGACCTGATCCGGCGCGAAGCCGAGCCGGGCGGAACGATCCTGATCAGCCACCTGCGCGAAGCCGTCAGCACGGCCGCAGGCGAATACGACCACGAGATCGTAGACCCGCCCGGCAACGTGACCCACGAAACCGCAGAGATCGCGGTTCCAGGCACGATCACCTGGCAGCCGATTACCTGACCATGGCCTACTCCGCAGAACAGTACCGGACCCAGCTCAAGGCGCTGCTGCCGCCCGGGAAGGCGTTCCCGCGTGAGCGCGGAACCACTCTGGACGCGCTGCTCGACGCCATGTCACAGGAGCTGGCGCGCATCGATGCGCGCATCGACCGCCTGCCGACCGAGGCGCTGCCGTCGACCACCTCTGAGCTGCTGGCCGACTGGGAGCGCGTGGCCGGCCTTCCGGACAGCTGTTCCGGTTTGTTGGCCGACACCATGCAGGCCCGGCGCAACGACCTGGTGTCGAAGCTGGTGAGCCGAGGTGGACAGTCGCCGGCTTACTTCATCGAGATCGCCGCCGCGCTGGGGTTCGAGGTCAAGATCGAGGAGTTCCGCCCATTCCAGGCCGGATGGTCATCCGCTGGCGACCCTCTGACCAATGGCGACTGGCAGTACACCTGGCGCGTGCGCGCGCCCGAGGTGACGGTGGTACCATTCCGGGCAGGCCAGTCGGCCGCCGGCGAGCCTCTGCGGGTATGGGGCAACGATGGTCTGGAGTGCCGAATTCGCAAGTATGCGCCGGCGCACACCCACGTGTTTTTTGCATACGGCGGCATCGGTTTCGGCGTTCTGCTCACCGAGGAGGAGGCGGCTGCGCTGATCAACGAGGACGGCACCGCAATCATTCTGGAGAACCGATGAGCGACACCATCACCAGCGGCGAGAAACTCAGCTCGTTCCCATTTGTCGACGACCCGAAGAACCTCGAGGTCTACGGCATCAAGGATCGCAAGGATTACCGCGTGATCGTGGGTCAGGCGGGCGGCCTTGCCACGCTCGATCCGGATACCGGCAAAGTCCATGATCAGCAGCTTCCGTCCGATGTGATTCTCGCCCCGGCGCGCATCGATGCTGCCAACCAGCGGATCCAGGTCCTCGAGGAGTCCCAGGACAGCAATCAAATCGCATTCAAGCTGTGGACCGAGCTGGCTGCTGTGCCGGCGACGTCGATCGGTCAAATGGGTCAGGTGATCGGCGACAGCGGCACACATGTAGACCCGGTCAGCGGGCTGACTGTCTCCAATTCGGGCCAGTACCGGGCAACCGGGGCGGCCTGGCAGTGGTTGCGCGCTGACACGATTTCCATGAAGGCCGACAAGTCCGAGGTGGCCGTTCTGGCCGGCACCATTTCCCCGGCCGTGGTTGACGGGCATCTTGAGGTTCACACCGGCCCGGACGACTCCGTCAGCTTTGCCTTGCACAAGGATGGCACTTACGAATTCCTCGCAACCAAGGTTGGCGATCATCGTGTGACCAAGGGCGGCGATGGCACGGCCGTCGCTACGGGAAAGATCAGTGTCGGGGGCGTCTACACCCAGTTCGATGCAGATATTTCCGATCAATTCCCTGGCGCGATGATGATCGACGTCGACAGCTTCGGCCGGGTCGGGAAGATCACCTATGCGGACGGACGAGAGGTATTCCCCGGCCTCGCAGCCGTTGAGCTTCATCGGATGCAGATGCTGCCTGATGGCGCATCCGGCCAGAATCCCAACGGCGGATTTACCTGTACCGGCCTGGCCCTTATCACCACTGGCCCCTGGACCAACTGCTGGCTGGTGGCGAATGATGGCCGGACCATCGAGGGATCGACAGTTTACCTGTGCTCGATCATCATCCTTGCACCAGATTTCAGCCGCGTACTGCGAGAGTTCACCGTGTACGACAAAGTGTCGCCGGCTGGGTCTCTGCAGGGCGTTGCCTGGGATGAATCTGACAACACCATCTGGTTCGCCGATCAAGGTAGCAACCTGGTTCGCCACATGGACCTGACCGGAGCCCTGCTGCCCGATACGATCAACACCGGCTTCATCCCCAACGCCGTTGCTCGAATCGCTGCAGAAGATGCACTGATCCTCCCCCGTTACAACACCAGCACGGTGGACATTTATTCCTGCGCAACTGGCGCCCTGATTCGCTCGGTAGATGGCATCCGAACCGACCACGACCAGGCTTGCTTCGAGCCGGCTAAAAATCTGCTGTGGTACACCGCTGGGCCCAATGGTGGCGACGGAAGCGCTTACTCGATCGACATGTCGACGGGAGCTGCGAAATCTTCATACCTGCTGCCGGGGTCTCAGTCTATCGAGGGCATCCATAAGGATGGAAGCACCATTACAGTGCTCAACGACGGAGCTTTTCACACCGTAGCGAAGCCACCCTTGGCGCTTGTCTGCACTTACAAGATCAATAATTGAGGCGATAAATGGCAACGATCATCCGAAAATTTGACGGTGCTCAATTCTCTGGCTCCGTGATTCTTGACCTGGAGCCAAGCATCGCCTACCCGGCGAGCGTTCTTGCAGCGTATCGCCTGCGAAAATCTGCCGATTACTCGGCAAAGCCGAAGGCTGGTGCATGGCCCTCGCTTTCCATGGTCGACAGCGGGGCCGATGTCACCTTTACCCCGTACTCTGCCCAATCCAATGCAGGAAAATCTCTGGGCATCAATGGACGTCAGATGCCGACCGGAAGCCTCTCCATGCTGGTGGTGAGCCGCCAGCGCAGCATCGCAGGCTCCGGCACGCTGCAGTGGCTTGGCGGCTCTGCTGTTAGCGGATCTGCCGCCTATGGAATGGTTCGCAGTAAGGACACGCTCAACACTGCCCTGAACATCAACGGCACCAACTACGCTGCCATGACTGCCGACGGTGGTGATCGCTGGGAGGCCATCTTCGGCACCTTCGATCACAGCGCCCTGCAGGCTAAGCTGTATCGTCCGCGAACCGGAAGCACGACCGCAGCCGCTATCCCTTCGGCTCCGACGCCGCCGAGTAGCGCCATTCGCGCGCTCGGTAACAACATCTACACGGCACCGGTTGAGGGGGCGCTGATAGCCTTTTTCAGCGGCGTACTCAGCCAGGCAGAGATGGACAGCATCTACGCCTCGGCGAAGGCATCGCTCACCGTGAGCGGAATCCAAATCTAATAAGGGACGTCCCATACCATGCATCGCATCGACGGCGCTGGCGCGACCAGCGACAACAAGTTCACCGAGGGAAATCCGACCACCGGCGTGCCAGCCACTGACGTCACCGCTGACTGGCTGAACGCGGTGCAGGAGGAGATTATCTCTGTCCTGACGGCCGCGGGTATCGAACCGAACAAGGCCAGCACGACCCAGCTCCGTGATGCTATCCGGGGTCTTTCTACTGGCAGGGTTATTGGAACGCAGGTTTTCACCAGTAGTGGTACCTACACGCCGACTGCAGGTACGACGCGCGTCAAGGTGACCGTAGTCGGCGGCGGCGGTGGCGGCGGCGCATGTGCTGCCACGGGCGCGGGCCAGACGTCGGTAGCCGCATCTGGTGGCGGTGGCGGGTATGCCATCGGATTGCTGGCGGCTGCCGCTGGTCCGGTTACCGTCGGTGCAGGCGGAGCTGGCGGATCGGGAGCCACCCCGGGCCAGAATGGTGGCACCTCCAGCTTCGCAGGTCTGTTCGCGTCTGGAGGTTTCGGCGGCGGAAACGGTAGCGCCGTGACCGCGCCAAACGTTACAGGCGGCTCTGATGGCGGCCTCGGGAGTGGCGGCAACATTTCCAACGGCCGAGGAACTTCTGCTGCCCCCGGCTTGCACATGTCCGAAGGTTCGGTGGTGGCTGGCGTGAGCGGCTCGACGATATATGGAGGCGCCGTCTCCAATGCCGCAGTGGCGGGAGCTGCAGCAAACGGACAGGCTGGTGGTGCACCAGGCGCAGGCGGCTCTGGTGCTGTCGCCACTCAGAACCAGGCGGGCCGCAACGGTGGCGCAGGCGCACCGGGAATCGTCATTATCGAGGAATACGCCTGATCGATTTCAGGCGTTAATTCATCCGGACGCACACTTTTCCGGTGTGCGTCAATACCTTGATCTGCAAATACCAGCGATCTGCGCCGGAAAGCACTCTTTGCCTCGGGAATACTCCCGACAACAAGGCAAAGAAAATGCACAGAATCGACGGGCCGGGCGCAACGATCGACAATCTCTTCACCGAGGGCGACCCGACGCAGGGCATGCCGGCGACCACCGTCACCGGCGCCTGGCTGAACGCGGTGCAGGAGGAGATCGCCAATGTCGTCGACGGCGCCGGAATCGACCTCAACAAGCTGGACAACACCCAGCTCCTGGCCGCAATCCGACGCCTCATCAATGAGGGACAGAACCTCACCACCGGCGACATCAAGTTCACGCTCAAGACCGTCGCGGACGCGGGCTGGGTGATGTGCAACGACGGAACCATCGGCAAGACCGGCAGCGGCGCCACCTCGCGCGCCAACGACGACTGCGAGTCTCTGTTCACGCTGCTGTGGAACAACATCGGCAACGGCTTCGCGCCGGTCAGCAGTGGCCGCGGTGCCTCGGCGGCTGCCGACTGGGCGGCCGGCAAGACGATCCAGCTCACCCGCATGATGGGCCGCGCGCTGGCCGTGGCCGGATCCGGCGCAAGCCTGTCGGCGCGCACCTTGGGCCAGTTCCTGGGCGGCGAGCAGCACACCCTGACTGCCGCCGAAATGCCGAACCACGCGCACGGCGTGAGTGACCCGACGCATGCGCACAGCGTGTACGATCCGACGCACACCCATGCCGTCTACGATCCGGGCCACGCTCACACCTACAACCGCGTGACCACCGGCAACGGCCAGGGCTCGGACGTCGGTACTGCCAACAACCACACCACCGCCGCAACCACCACCAATGCCACCGGCATCAGCCTGTACGGCGCAGCCACCGGTATCGGCATCTACGCCGCGGGAACGGGCATTGCGGTACAAGCAGCGGGCGGTGGCGGCGCGCACAACAACATGCAGCCGACCGTGTTCCTCAACGCCATGATTAAACTGTGAGGTCGCGTGAAAACCCGGTCAAACACACGCGCCCGCCGAGCTGGTACCATTTCCAACAACAGAACGGCGGGTAAACAACCCGTGGAGAACGCAGCCACCATGCCCGAACGCCTCGCGCTTATCACTGAGCTGCTGCAGGACACGCGGGAGGCCCAGGAGAAGGGCAATGCGATGCTCGGCGACCTGCGCGTCGATATGGCAGCCCTGCAGCGATCGCACGAGGGCCAGGGCCAGAGCATCGCGGACCTGCGCGCGGATGTCCGCAGCATGATGGCGCGCCAGCAGGCGACGGAACTGCAGATGCAGCGCCTGCCGCACTATGAGGCGCAGCTCGTTGCGTTCGAGCGCCGAGTGGACGGGCAGGAGCTGCGGATCCGTGCGCTGGAGGGTGACGGCCGCGAGACGCGCGTCATCACTGGTGCCGCCAAGGGCCTGGTCAGCCAGACCGCAAGGTACCTGGTCGGTGTGATTGGCGGCCTGCTGCTCGCAGCGGCGATGTGGGCTGTGAAGAATGGAGGAGTGCCGCTCGAGTAGCGGCACGGGGCCAGCCGGGAGGCGCCGCAACGCCTCCCGGCTTCAATTCAAGGCGGGGGAAAATGCGCAAGATCGACGATATCATCAGCGATGTGATCAAGGTGGAAGGGCCGAAGTACACCAACGACCCGAAGGACAGCGGCGGCCCGACCAAGTACGGGATCACCCAGGCCACCCTGGCGCGCTACCGCAAGCGCGCCGTGTCGGCATCCGAGGTCGCCGCGCTGACCGAAGCCGAGGCCCGCGCCGTCTACCGCATGCTGTTCGTCGACGAGCCTGGCTATGGCCCGGTGCTGGCGCTGTCCGAGGCGATCGCCGCGGAGCTTGTGGACACCGGCGTCAACACCGGTCCCTCGCGTGCCACGCTCTTCCTGCAGCAGTCGCTGAACGTGCTGAACCGCAACGCCCGAGACTTCGTCGATATCGCCGAGGACGGCCAGTGCGGGCCTGGCACCGTGGGCGCGCTCAAGGCGTACCTGGCCAAGCGCGGCAAGGAAGGCGAGACCGTCCTGCTGCGCGCGCTGAACGGCCTGCAGGCCGCCTTCTACATCAACCTCGCGCGCACCCGGCCGAAGGACGAGGAGTTCGTCTACGGCTGGCTGCGCACCCGCGTTTCCTGACCGGAGAACAGCCGTGCCCGAGTGGATCCAGACCATCGCCGATTGGCTGGCCGTGCGCGAAGTGCGCGCGATCATCATCAGCCTCATCCTGTCCTGGGGCATCACCCAGTTCGTGAAGAACGCGCCGTCGCTGGTGGCGATGCCGGAGCGGCACCGCCGGTTCTGGACCCGGGTGCTGGCGTTCTTCCTCAGCGCGCTGCCGGCCGTCGCGCTGTGGCCCGGCGACTGGGTCGAGCGTCTCGGCATCGGCATGGCGATCGGCTTCGCCTCGCCGGTGATCTACACCTACGGCGCCAGGGTGCTGTACCACTTCTTCCCCTGGCTCGAGATCAAGATGAGCGCGACGCCGGCGGTTCCGGCCGACGAGTGCAAGCCGTGATCCCGCTGCCGCTGATCGCCGCCGCCAAGGGTGCCTGGTCATTCCTGCGCGCGATCCCCTGGCAGGCCTGGGCCGTGGCCGCGGTGCTGCTGATCGGCTGGCGCTACGGCGAGCACCGCTACGACGCCGGCGTTGCCGCCGAGAACGGCCGCTGGCTGGCCGCCCAGGCCAAGGCCGATGCCGATGCCAAGGCGGCGGCCGAGAAGCGCACCCAGGACGCCGCAGAGATCAACACCGGCACCACCGACCGCGCCCACGAGGCGACCGTCGAGACCCGAACCGAGACCGCCGCAGCGGTGGAGCGCGTGCGCTATGAAACCCGGACTATCGAAGTTCCTGCCAATTGCCCTACTGGCCTGCCTGACCGCGTGCGCGACGAAGGACGTGCGGCCGTCGATCGAGCCCGAGCCGCCGGCG